AGTATTTTAAGACAATCCAAAAATCCCGAAGATTTGTCAAGTTCGACAAAGATAAGTGTAGTACAATTTACAATCAATTCAAAGAGAACCTAACTGAGCTGAATCATGGCTAAGAAACAAAAACTGAATTACAACGACGATGATGATTTTTTCAATGATCGTCGTAAGAAAAACCGTCCACTCAAGCATTCCCGAAACATTCCNGGGCAGGGAATGAGAGTGATAAATANNTTTGCTGAAGATGATGACGGTGATATCTTTGGCACTTATGAAGATTATGACGACAGCGCATATACTTCGTTTATACAACGTTAATACTAAGGAAATACAAATATGGATCTAGCACAACTACGCAAAATGCGCAATACAGATTTCTCAAAGATTTCAAATGAATTTGAGAAAATGGTAAACCCAGAATCAAAGTCATATGGTGACGATCGTTTCTGGAAGCTTGAAGTCGACAAAGCTGGTAACGGTACGGCAGTAATTCGCTTTCTCCCTCGTACTGTAAAGACTGTTGATGGAAAGGATGTAATGGATGAACTTCCATGGGTTCGAGTATTCAACCATGGATTCCAGGGACCCACCGGTCGTTGGTTCATCGAGGATTGCCCGACCACTCTAGGCGAATCCTGTCCCGTTTGTGAACGAAACTCCGGATATTGGAACAGCGGCATCGAATCAGATAAAGAAATTGCCCGTAAGCAAAAGCGTAAGCTAGCTTACATCGCAAACGTCTATATCGTGTCTGATCCCAAGCATCCAGAGAATGAAGGGCAAGTCCGCCTATTCCGTTTTGGTAAGAAAATCTTTGACAAGATTATGGATAAGGCTCGTCCAACTTTCGAGGATGAGGATCCGGTGAATGTCTTTGATTTATGGGAAGGTGCTGATTTCAAGCTTCGTCAGCGTAAGGTTGAAGGATATNCCAACTATGATCAGAGTACCTTTGCAAGTCCAAGTGCCATTGCTCAGAGTGAAGAAGAAATCCTCGATATTGTGAATCGGCAATATCTACTCAAGGACTTCGTTGATCCAGGCAAGTTTAAGTCATATGATGAGCTGAGTAAGAAGCTTGATACTGTTCTAAATGCTAAGCCTGCTAGCAGTGCTCGTGAATTTGAATCAAATGATAGTGATGATGATACCACACAGGTCACCCAGAATGTCACTAGGAAAGTTGAAGCTAGGCGGACAAGTATTCCTACATCGAACTCTAAAGCGAGTCTCCAAAGCGATTCTGGTGACTCCGATGACGATGATGGTGATACCATGGCATACTTCCGAAATCTGGTCAATGATGACTAATTAAGGATATGATATAGAACAAAGGGACCTTTCGGTCCCTTTTTAGTTTTGCCAATCTCACCAAGCAAATCTTGATTTAGAGTATTCTCGGTATGTCGAATCGGTGTTTCTTGCCGGCGGTCTGGTGACATTGTTAGTGGTCTGATTTACATTAGTTGTTGGCGCATTAACAATGTTAGTTGATGGTTGTGACTGTTGAGCTGATACTCTTTCGGCAGATTTTAGTTCATCGGATTCTTGATACACTTGACCACCCATATCTTGGGGTGGCTCAATGGAATTGATATCCATTTTGGTTTTTTCAAATAAAACCTTTTGTTTAGTAAGATTATATGCAGCCCTGATATCCGTATCAAGATTTGATTCAGGATTACCCATTTGCAAAAATAAATCTACCGTATTAACTTGTTTCTGTGATAATGGCTCCCCAGGAATAATCGGCTCACTAGCAAGTGTTTTGTATTGACCGGCTATCTTAGACTCATCAATATTATCTTCAGAGATTTTAATTATGGGTTCTGTACCCATAGTCTTTACTTGCTTATTATCTACTATAATAGGGGAGATTTTTGTCTGTTTAATAGCTCCAGCATCAGCTGCTTCTATCTCTTCTTTAAATTCAACTGCAGCTTCATCTCTAGCGCGTCTTTCTGCTATAGTTCTAGCAATTCTTCTACCCTCGCGCCCACCCCCATATGAATTAGATTCAATATATTGCTTTGTTAATTGATTAGTACGAGACTCTTTAAATTCAATGAACTTTTTATAACCTTCTGGATCATTTTCAGCAAAAGCGAGTTCATTAAATTTGATATCTGTTTCGATTGTTTGTTCTATAGTGGTAGAAGGTTCTACTCGTTCTCCAACTATTTGTGTTTCTTTTTCAATTCTGGAAGCCTCGGCCTCTTTGGCAAAGCTCTCCACACCAAGGAAACTTCCAACAGATTCTATACCACGAGCTATTCCAGACCCTATTTTCTGCCCAGTTGACATTTTCTGCCAATTAGCATCATCCTGAGTTTCATCTATCTCAACATCACCAATACCCAATGTTGATGCACCATAATCAAGTGTTTTTGCTGCACCATAGGCAATTGCAGCTGGTAGTGCATACGGTAAAGCAGCTCTAGCACCCTTCGCCGCTAGACCAATAGCACCCTTTCCAAGCCGTTTTAGCCTAGATCCAATACCAGGTTTACGCTGTTGCCCACGCTCACCACTTGTACCACTCAGGCTACCAAGCGCATCAATATTAATTCCCCCACCATCGCTGCTGCTACTACCGTCACCAGTCACAACGTTTTTATCCATAGCAGATTTTAAAATAGTACCAAGGTCTTTTAGATGCCTGGTATTTTCTTCGATCTGTTTTAATAAGTTGATCTGTTGAGATGTAACCAATATCTGCTCAGATTCTTTCTCTGAAATATCCATTGGGGATGTTTGCAAAGTATCTGTAGAAATGATTTGCTGTGGTGTTGCAGAGGTTGCTGAAGTTGGTGTTGCAGATTGTAAAGGGGTCCCCTTTCGTTCGGCAACTTGTTGTTCATAATCTTTTCTTTTGACCGCTCTTACTTCCTTACCAAATCTCTCCGGATCAACTAATGATAGTCGTGCTTCTTGTTTATGGAGAGTTTTATATAAACCAGTTTTCTTTATTTGTTCGTCTGTATAACCTTCATCATGTTTTAAACGATCAATTTCTTCCATGGTCTTTGAAATTTCACCACGAAGTCGATTCTGTTGCCTAAATCGCTCAGATTTTCTTTGACGAAAAAGGGTTTCACTGAATTGGCCTTGTTCATCTTGGTATCGTTTTTGTTTTTGTATATCTTCTTGAACATGACCTTTAGTGTTTTTTATCATTGACAATTGATCTTCAACATATTGTTGTTCAGCCATCCTGCGCTTAATGGCACCACCAAATAGTGACCGATCGTCAATATCTTCCATCTTAAAATCTTTTAGTGGGGATAGACTAAATAGATTTTTCAGACCACTGAATGAATTACCTTGACCAAAACCAAGAGACTCACGCATACCAGGGATATATCGTTCACCCTGCATACGAATAGCAGATAATCTTTCATCGTCATACTGAATTTCGCGAGCCCCAATCTTGCTAGTCCCGGTAGAAATATTTTTAATGCCATCTGCTACCTTTTTTAATTCTTCACCAAGTTTAATGATATTAGCATTGGCACCATCACCGGTTCTATCGAGGAGACCGTGTTTAACATCAGTATCTAGGCGTTTTAATTCCTCGGTAATAGGATCTTTTGTGCCCGGTGATTCGGATATTGCTGATGGTTCTATAACACGCTGTTCATCTATTTCACCCTGCTGAATAATAATCTGCGGGTTAATTTGTTGATATGTAGTGTCTAAACCAGATTGTGGTTGATCAACCCTTAATGCATTTGCCAAAGCTCTAGCATTCTTAAAAGATTGCATTTGCTTTTGTAAAAGTCTTCTCATGATAGATTTCTGCTATTCTATTACCGTTGATTTGCCTGACGTTCTTTTTGTTTAGCTATGTGCTGCATTAATAGAGCAACATAAATTTCCCGTTCGAATGGTAGTTGTGTTTCCAAGTGCTCTATATCATACCCATGAAACTGCGCCAGAGCAAAGTTCAATTTATAATAATTGAACAGATCAGCATGGTGCAGTAAAATTAAAAAAAACTACTTAAACCCTCCAGATAGCGATCATGTTTCTTATTGCATACTGGGCAGGTGTATGAAAAATCATATCTTAAATTGGGCATTGTTACAAAGAAAGCTTCAACTTTTTCATATTGATCTGATGTTAGATTATCAAAGAAGTCTTGAAGTTCTTCTGTAGTCTGATCCTGTGGTTTATAGACTTCATCAGAATCATAGATGAAATCAACGCAGTCCATAATAACATCAAGTGAAATGTCTTCACCAAGTTTAGCAAGTGTTGATAGAGTTGGATACTTCATCTTGATACCAACATCATCAAATAGGGGGATTTTTGTCGAGTGATTTTCAGGAACGAATACTTT